TAACCCGGCGTCCTGCCGGGTTACCCACGCTCCAAAGCCTGCGTTCGGCCAGCGTGGTTAACGGGGCGACCCGAGATCAAAAGCAAGAGCGCGGCGGCCTTAGAGCCGACCGGTATTTCACGTGTGGGGAGGTTCTAGATATGGCACTGGCAGGAAGTCAGTGGGATGAGGCGGGATATAGCGGGAGATAGTGCGACGGGCCAAGCGGGGTAAGGGTTTGGGGAAGGAGCCGACCCTCAACCCAATGCCAAAGCATCGCCAAGCAATAAACAGATCAAATTCAGTTCAGGCGTTGGCCTGGTGCCAGTTTAGCGGAATCTTTGGCACCGGCCGTCAACGCCGTCTCGGTACAGTGCTATTACACCGTGTCCGTTAGATCCAACCGCCAGCCCATACCACGCGGCCAATTATCTCCAGGTCGTTCAACTGATCCCTGGGGACAACCATATCGCGGTAGGCCTTGTTCTCACTGATGATGTGAATAGACCCGTCGAACTGCCGCTGGAGCCTTTTCGCATAGAGATGGTCATCCAGCCGGATGACGTATACAGCCTCTCCCTCAAGCGAGCTGCGACTGTGGTCAATCATTACAGTATCGCCATCGCTTAGAAGTCCATCCATCGAATCCCCGTCCACTCGGATTGCGGACAGTCGCGCAGAGTCCAGGCCTTGCTTGCGAAGCGAGTACGCCGTGAACGCAAGCTGGGTTAGGACAGTAGCCCCTTCGCTCCACGCACCGTGTCCCGCACTACAGTGGGCGTCGTACAAGGGCACGTAAGCGTACTTGTCCTCCGCAATGGACTGGGGGGCAGTTCCCTTCAACTTGTCCCCCTCGCCAGAAGCAAGCCAGCCAATGTCGACGCCGACCGCCTTAGCGATGTCTACACACCGCGCTACCTTGGGCTCACTCTGCCCGGTCAGGTAATACTCAAGGGTGCGTCGTGGGATAGCGGTAAGTCGCGCCAACTCATCGCCACTTCCCGCTATCTCAGCGCATTGCCGGATACGTTCCGCCAGCCCTTCACTCATTTCGCTTTCTCCCTTGAGCTATCCGAAACGGCATCCCTGCACAAAGCGAAATTTCGCTTTCTCGATAAAGCCTTACAGATCAAAGAGATAGACAAAATTAACCACCATCAAGCCAAAGATGGAAAGCGAAACGCCATTTTTCGCTTTACCACATAGTTATATTTGGCTATGTTTATGCCCTAGGTAACGTTAGACATCCCAAAAAACCACCCTTGCCGGTGGTTATGAATGGACGCTAGGCATGAACAAAACCGAAATCCCGCTTGACCCAGCCCAGCGATGGGAATGGATCAAATACCAACTTCGTAGCCGCGGTACGTCACTCGCAATCTTGGCGCGTGAACTTGACGTTACAGATGCTGCCGTCAAGAACGCTAAGCGCACCGCATACCCGCGAATGGAGCGAGCTATTGCCCGTGCGCTAGGCCTCAAGCCAATCGACTTGTGGCCCGAACGTTGGAACGCAAACGGCACCCCACACCGTATTCGGGTGCATCGCGCAGAACACAACGCGACTTCTAGCCAAGAGCATAACCCAGCTTATGCCCTTCGACACCGTAAAACCGGCACGGAGGGATAAACATGCGCCGTGTAAAGGATGATCGTACGTTAGACATCTTCTCTGTCCCACAGCCAGTTCTGGCTATCCCAGGGAATGGCAACAATGCCGCACAGGTCAGTGAACTGATCAGCGAGATTCTGAAAGGTTCCGATCTGGACCGTTACGAAATTGGTGCACGCATGTCTCGCTTGTCTGGCGATGACGTGAGTAAGCACATGCTTGACGCGTGGTCGAGCCCAGCCCGAACAGACCATAACCTCCCGTTCTATAGAGCCCCACTGCTTGAAGAAGTGTGTAGCAGTCACGTTTTAACCGACTGGCTGGTTGAGCAACGTGGTGGCCGCGTGGCTTACGGTCGCGATGCACTCAACGCGGAGCTTGGTCGTCTGGCACGAGTTGCCGCTGATGCGACTAGGCAAGCACGCGAGCTTAAGAAGCTGCTGGGTGACGGCCATGCATAATTGGTATTCCGCCCGTGAATTGGCTGGTCTGCCTGGCATGCCGGGAACAGAGCGGGCAATTCAACTGCGTGCTAAACGCGAACGATGGGAAGGCCAAGGCCGTCTTGGCAGTAAGGCCGTCGAGTATCGTTTCGCTGCACTGCCGCCAGAAACCCAAGCCGCGTTAATCGCTGCCTCTGTATCTGATTTAGCACCAGAGTGCGCGCCGCTTACCGATTTAATAACTACTCAGCGTGACGCTGTTTCCGCGTCACGCTTGAGCGAAGATCAACGCTCTGTGATGACTGCTCGCCTGGCATTCGTACGTGAAATCGAACGTATGAGCCAGACCATCAGCCAGCAACGCGCCATCGACACCCTGGTCTCTTTGGCAAAAGCTGAACAGCTCAGCCCCTATTTGAATGGCCTGGTGCAGCGCGCCAACGACCGCAAGACCGGCGACCGCTCTTTAAGCGAACGTACGCTAAAGCGTTGGTTGGCCGACTACCGTAAAGAGGGTGAAACCGGCCTGGCACCAGCTCGCCGTCAGAAAGACATGAGCCTCCCTACATGGGCGGCGGCGTTCTTGGCCTGCTACCAGCGCCCAACCAAGCCCAGCGTCGAATCAGCCTATGCCGAGTTCGCCCTGAAGAACCCGGCCGAACGACCAAGCATCCATGTAGTACGCCGCTTCCTTAATAAGCTCAGTGCAGAAGCCCGCGAGCGCGGCCGTCGTACACCGCAGGAACTCAAGGCCCTGCAACCGTTCAAGCGCCGCTCCACAAAGAGCATGTATCCCTGCGACGTATTCACCGCCGACGGCCACAAGTTCGACGCCGAGGTGTTGAATCCACGCACCGGCAAGCCTTACCGCCCGGAAGCAACCACTGTCCTTGATGTCGCGACACGCAAAGCCTTGGGTATCTCCATCGGTGAGGCCGAGTCCACCATCGGCGTAATGGACGCCCTGCGTGACGCCATGCAGCACGGCATGTTCGCCATGTTCTACGTCGACAACGGTTCAGGCTTCGCCAACGACACCGTTCGAGAAGTGGTCGACCGTCTCGGCGGCACCATGACCCACGCGCTGCCGTACAACAGCCAGGCACGCGGCCTCATCGAGCGTTCCCATCAAACGATTTGGGTCAACGCAGCCAAGAAGCTGACCAGCTACATCGGCGCAGACATGGACAAGCACGCGGGAACCAAGGTGCACCGGATCGGCCGCAAAGAGCTGCGCGAAACCGGCCGCACTCGTTTGATTCCGACCTTTGCCGAGTTCATGGCCGGTGTTGAATACGAAATTGAAACCTACAACAACAGCCCTCACAGGGGGCTCGCCAAATTCCGCGACCCACTGACCGGCAAGCTGCGGCATATGAGCCCGAACGAAGCGTGGGCAGCCGCACGCGCCGAAGGCTGGGAGCCGATTATTGCTCCGGCCGAGCTGCTCAATGACCTGTCGCGCCCACAAGTCGTTCGTCCGACACGTCGCGGAGAAGTCACCTGGGCAGGTGAAACCTACTTCCTTGATGCCTTGCGCAGCTTTCATGGCGAAGAAGTCCGTCTGGCCTACGACGTGCGTGATGCATCCCGCGTTTGGGTCCGCACGCTTGAGGGCGACCTGATCGGTGAGGCACTGGTCGACGGCAACGCCTGCGATTACATGCCGAAAGCCATGATTGAGAAGGCCTACGACAAGCGCGAAAGCGGCCAGATGAAACGCGCTGTAGACAAGCTCGAAACCCTGACAGGCAAGCGCGTGGAAATGATCGCACCGACCACCGCACCGTCGGCGCAGCTCAGCCTTGAACAGATGGCCGATGCCCGCCGTTTCGCTGAATTGTCAGCGCCAAAGCCCAAAGCCTTCGACCTGCCCACCGACCCAACTGCCCGCTATCGCCTCTGGAACCAGCTCGACACCCGCCTCACCAGCGGCGAGCCGCTGTCGCCAGAGGAAACGCAGTGGCATTCCCGGTACCCGCAGCACCCGGACTTCACCTCAATTCAGCAAATGTTCGCGTTCGCCGAGCAGGCCCGCGCTTAACCCAAGACCTTTAGGAGTCGAATTATGAGTGTTACCAAGATTGTTCCCCTGACCAACGTCGGCCTTCTGTCTGCCGCCATTGCTCGCACCCACAACCGTCCAGCCGGATTGCCTGGCCTGGTGGTGATGTACGGCGCAAGCGGCCTAGGCAAAAGCGTTGGCGCTGCATTTGCTGCAAACCAGCACCGTGCCTATTACGTGGAGTGCCGTGACACCTGGAGTAAAAAGGCTTTCCTGCACGCCATCCTTCGCGAAATGAGCATCCAACCGGCCCCAACCATGTCGGTGATGGTCGACCAGATCGCCGAGCAGTTGTCCAAGAGTGGGCGCCCGCTGTTGATTGATGACGTGCAATACCTGCTCGAAAAGGCCGTAGCCAACGTCCTGACCGACATCTACAACGCCAGCGAAGGGACCATTGTCCTGATCGGCGAAGAACGTGTGCCCGGTAGCCTGGCGAAGCTGGAGCGCCTGCATAACCGGGTGCTGGAGTGGGTACCTGCGCAGCGGGCCACCCTCGACGACCTGCGCGCCCTGGCCGAATCCAGCTACCCGGAATTGCACTTCGCCGATGATTTGCTGGATGACCTGCGCAAGAAGGTGAATGGCTGCCTGCGTCGCGTGGCGGTCAACCTTTACAAGGTCCACAGCGAAGCCCGCGCCCGCTGCATCGACAGTATCGACCTGGCTAGCTGGGGCTCTGATAGCTGGTTTACCGGCGAAGCGCCGTCGCGGAGGGCTTGAGGGATGCCTAGAGCAAGAGCAGACCTGGTGATGGTGGGCGGCAAGACCCCGCGCCAGCTGATTTGGGAAGCCATCCGCGCCGTAAACGTCAGCCCTAAAGAGTTGACGACATACGCTGTCGCACGCAAATCGAACCAAGATGACGAAGCCGTACGCGCCTACTTCCGTGATATGGAAAAGGCCGGGATTGTTAGCAAGGTGCGCAGCATCGGGCGTTTCGATGCCGAATGGTCCCTCCTTAAAGACGAAGGCGTTGAAGCCCCACGGGTCACCAAGGGCGGCAAGGTGTCGACGTATGCAGGCGGGGCCGAAAACATCTGGCGGGCGTTGCGCATCCTTGGCGAGTTCAGCGCTGCCGAGGCCGCCATTGCAGCCAGCGTTAACGGTGTATCCATTAGTGAATTTGGCGCCCATGTGTATTTGTCGGGGCTGACAAAGGCTGGCTACCTGACACGCAGGGGCGGAACCGCAGGTTTCAAGACTCGGTTCCGTTTGATCCCATCGAAGTACACCGGGCCCAAACACCCGATCTACCAGCGCGACTTCGACCAAGTCTATGACCCGAACCTCGACCAGGTGGTTTGGCGCAAGGCTGACCAGGCGGTGACCAAATGAACCAGGTCAACCACCTTGCAGCCTGGGGCCAGGACGCGCCGTTGTTCGTGCGCCTGCTCGCCGCCGAAGTTGCCGCCACCAACAAGACCAAGGCCAGCCAGCGTATCGGCATGAGCCGCACGGCCGTCAGCCTGACCCTTTCCAACCGCTATGCGTCGCCCAGCATGGCCGGTGTCGAGCGGCGGGTAATGGAAACCCTTGGGCGCATTGAATGTGTCGCCCTAGGCGAGACCGTCACGACGGACCAATGCCAAAGCTACCGCGAAAAACCAGCGCCTACCCACAACCCACAGGCGATGCAGCACTGGCGTGCCTGCCAACACTGCCCAATCAACCCCGACTGCTGCAACCAGGAGAACGCCCATGCTCGCCTCCATTAACCGCACGCAATTGAAAATCCTGACCCCAACGCTGGCAGACCGTTTGCGAGTGTTCAACGCCGCCGCCCGCAACTTGCAGGCCCACGGCATTCGCGTGCAGGGCTTTCATCCGGCTGATAACCGCCTGGTGATCACTCCAGAAGCAGGCCAGCGCCTGATCAACCTAGGTCATACCGAGGGCTATCAACGCCATAGAACGGCCGGCAGCGCCCGTTTCTACGTGCAGTTCCAGGGCGTGACCCTGGAGTGGCGCGAACCCATCAGCGCCTCCCGTCCTGCCGACTGGTCGCGTCAGACTCTCCACTGAGGAACCTTGCAATGACACAACAACAAACTATCCACGAAGGCTACCGCGTCGACGCGCAAAAGCGCCTGATCCCGGAAAGCATGATCAAGCCTATCGACTTGGAGCGGGATGCTCTGGTGCTTGGCCTGGTAGAAAAAGCCCGCGCCGCCAGCGAAGT